GCATTCTGCCATTGGGAGATGAGGGTTTCTCTTATGAGGTCCGTAATGTCGTCGGGTACATGGTCCGTCTATCTGGATGGTGACAACCAGGCCAGTAAAACTTGGAATGGTGGCAACAACCGGAAGTCGGAGAATGCTTATTCGATGACGCACTTCAGGTCTACCCGTACTAAAGGGTACTACCTGTTCCCGTTATATGGTACTCCAGTGCTTGCGTACTGGGGAAATACCGGAGGGAATACGGATATGCCTGCTTTCTCAAATGAACTCTTGCAAGCTTACTCTAAGCTGGCGGAGGCCGTTAAGGGTCACTCCTTTGACGCTTCTGTCGCACTTGGAGAAATGGGTCAGACTCTCGACCTTATCACGGGAAACTGTGAGAAGGTTTTAAAGTCTTATCGCGCCTTGCGGCGCGGTGACCCTGCTTCCTGCATGCGGAACCTCTTCGGTACAACCGGAAAGGTTCCTAGAAAGCTTGGAACAAAGGATCTCGCCGATTTCTGGATTGAACTCCAGTACGGTTGGAAACCTCTGCTTAACGACGCTTACGAGGCCTCCAAGGCCATCGAAGCTCTCCGTCGAGAACAAAAGCTAACTTATCGCGTGCGCAAGAACACAGTGACAAACACGATGGGTACCACGGCCGAATCAGATTGGTCGTGCACCAAAGTTGCTGGAGTCGCCCTAAAGGCGACCTTCCAGGACTCATGTAGTGCTCTGTCTTCGCTCGGTCTGACAAACCCGGCGTCTGTGTTGTGGGAGGTAACTCCTTGGAGTTTTGTGGTGGACTGGTGGCTGCCTATCGGCGACTTCCTGTCTACTGCTTCACTCCTTAGTGGTATGAGCTATCGAGTTTGTATTTCGAAGCTTCTCACTATGGATTACCAGAACTCGAACCACACCAAAAGCGGTACAAACTACCGCTACTGGGATGGCAAGATGACTATATCCCGTTGTTCTTTCACACGAAGTGTGGAAAACAACCCGAGTATCCCACTTCCTTCCTTCAAGACCATGGAAAAGGCCTTGTCGTTAGGACATTTGGAAAATGCAGCAGCTCTCATAAGACAGCAGATTCACCTTTCCAGGTGATTTCGCTGCTGTTTAACAACTTTTTTAGAGGTACTTACTTATGTCGGCTCAAGCCAACGTAACCGCCTTTGATGGCGCCGCGACACCCGTCGTCCATACCCTCCTTCCAGTTGGCGCTTCGCGGACTGTTGATGGAACCTTGCTTGCCGATTGGGCCGAGCGCATCGCTGCGCTCCCCCTCGACGCTCAGGTTCAACTCAGCACACGCAAACGTAAGCTGAAGAATGGGCAGGAGCAGGTGTCTTTGTCTGTTAAGGTTCCAGTGATGGAAGCTGTTTCAGGCCAAAACTCTGCAGGTTATACTGCAGCTCCCTCGATCGCTTTCGAAGACCTTATCGTCATTACGGGGTATTTTTCTCCCCGCAGTGCCGAAACCAACCGACGTCTCGCCATGCAACTCGCGGCGAACATCTTCGGTGGGGTCTCGACCTCCGTGACGCCCGTTACTGCTGGGCCCGCGGCGGAGCTCTTCCAAAAGGGCATTAGCGCCTCGTAAAGCGCGCCATGTCCATCGAAAGAGCCTTGATCTTGCTAATCGTGTGTGGCGTGTTAATATACGCCTTCATGAAAAGCTTTGATCTGCGATCAGATCCTTACACTACTCTAAAGGGTAATGCAAATGCAAGTTACAACTTGCTGGACCGAGGAATTAGGCCTCGAACAGACTCTCCTTATCTTGAAGAGCCTGGCCCATGATCACTTCCAAAACGGGGGTGAAACTGGTCTCCTTCTTTCTGAGCTTCTTGCTTCGGAGGATTGGAGTGGACTCGTTAACTTTGACCTTGACTATCACGAGCACTGGAATGTATCCCAGCTTATCGCGTGTCGTCAAGGGCTAGCCTTCTTTCAAAAGCTGGAGGCAATTGACATCGGGGTTGATAAGACCTCCGTTGCAATTTCAAAGTTTCTTGAGTCCGAGGTGGCCTGTCGTGAAACCAACGGTTTTCTCAAACACACGGAAAGAAACAGCACCTTGTGTGCCACGCCTTTCGTCGCTCGCCTATTGGAGGCTGCGCGTCGTAAAATCCGTATCGTGCTTGGGGTCTGCCCGAAAGCAGATAACCTGCGGTTCCACTTCGGCCCTGGTGCTACGACAGATCTAACAAAAAGATTGTCGTGCCCGACTGAGAAGTTTGCAGCCGGGTTTACGTGTAGTACAAACATGTACAGTAGTGGCTTACTGCCTACCTACCTTCGCGCCGTTCCTCATTGGCTTCATGCCTTTGAGTCTGACGAGCAAGAGGTTGATGGCTATACTGTCACGACTGTCCCGGTAAAGCTTACACCGGGTCGCTTAGTTTGTGTCCCAAAATCGGCAAAAACCTACCGCACAATCATGATCGAGCCGTCCCTGAATGGATTCGTCCAGCAGGGGATTAGGCATGCGATGGAGAGGCGTTTGGCTTCTGCCGGACTATCGACACGCGATCAGAGCAGGAATGCTCGTCTCGCGCGCGAAGGCTCGATAACTAGAGCCCTAGCGACGATAGACCTTAGTAGTGCATCTGACCTGATAAGCTATAACCTTGTCAAAAGGTTGCTTCCAGACGACTGGTTTAAGCTCTTATGTAGCGCCCGTACGGGTGCTGTAGAGCTACCAACTGGTGAGGTTTTACCTCTTGAGAAATTCTCTTCTATGGGAAATGCTTTCACATTCCCTTTAGAGACACTCATCTTCTGGGCCGTTTCCACTGCTGCGCTCGACGTCTCGGGTGTTCAATACACCTTCGATCAGATTGCAGTCTATGGCGACGACATCATTGTACCGTCATGCGGTTATCAGCATGTCAAACTGGGACTCGAAGTTCTCGGGTTCCAGCTGAACGCGGCGAAGTCCTATGCAACTGGACCTTTTCGCGAATCATGCGGTCACGATTACTACATGGGAATAGATATACGCCCCTACTATCAAAAGCAACTGATATCGGGGCGCTCACTGTTCACAATGCATAATCACTTCTTCCGTGTATACGAAAATATCACGGCTAATAAGATTATGGGCTTTATCCCTGAGCCTCTTCGGATCTTCGGACCCGACGGCTACGGAGACGGCCACCTTCTTGGCGAGTGGGTACCAAAGCGGTCCCTTAAACTTGCTCGGAAAGGTTATTGTGGTGTCTCGTTTGATACGTTCTCCCTGAGGCCCGTGAAGAAAATCTCACGGTTCCCAGGGGATTACGTGTCACCCCTCTACTCTGTCTATGTTTCTGGCAGAGTGCGAATGCATGAGCTCGTTCCGCTGGAAGTAGTACCCAGTGTAATCGAGTTCGCACGCGATGGTCGTCCATACTGGACGTTCCCTGGCGATGACGGGTATAAACGAATATCTATCTACACGCTCGATCCTAGGTAAACCTAGAACCGAAAGGTGGAGGTCCAACTGGACATAATATGAAGAG